ATCCGAATCCACCGCCGGCGAGCGTGATGTCGAGGCTCGTCCCGCCTTCGGCAGCGGCCAGGGCTTTTTTGTTGTGGACCGAGCCCTGGGTGGTCAGGCCCGAGTTGGTGTCGGTGAGAACGAAGGTCGTGCTCATAGCAGCCCCACGCTACGCGCCACGTCGTCAGCGACCCACTGCCCGCGCCGCGTCACCTTGAACGGCGGCAGCTCCGCGTTCGGCATGTACGGCGTGCGCGCCTGCGCGCGGCCCGGCCCGAACGTCCACACCATGCCCTGCCCGAAGTACGGATCGGTCTCGTCGTCCGTCTTCCAGACGCCGACGAGCGTGCGCTCGCCATCGACCATCACGCCGTAGTGATCCCAGCCCGAGAAGTGCACGAACTTGCCGGGCTCCGGGTGCTCCACCGACACGCGCAGCACGCCGCGGCTCGGCGACGAGCCATATTCAGTCGCGTCTCCCTCCCAGGTCCCGAGGTCTGCGTACACGATGCGCAGGCGGATCATCTGCCGCGGCGCCTGGCGGCCGCGATGGTCAGGCCGAGATCGGCTCGAACCACGCCTTGACGTGGTGCGGCGAGAGCGCCCACACCACGCCGTCGGAGTCGTTCTCGATGACGTAGAAGCCCGGCATCACCAGGTAGTCGCTGAAAAGGCCGGTCGCCGGGTCCTCGCGCCGGATCATCGCGTCCACCATCCGGATCTGGTGGAACCTCTCGCCGTCCGGCGGCGTCACGCCGTTGCGTTTCGGCGCATCGACCGCCGGCTTGCCCTTGTAGAGCTCGACCTTGCCGTCCTTCACCACGACAATCTCGTTCGCATCGGCAAGCGGGATCGGCGGGACCTTCAGGACTGCGGGATGATCCCCGTGCTTCTGCCACAGCGTGGCCTTCACGGTTTCCGAGAGGCCGGGCGGCACCTTGCGCTCGGTGACGAGCGTCGGGTGCATGAGATTGGCGGGAACCATCCCTCTACGTGCGCGCATTTTCATAATCAGGACTCCGTGATGGCCGAAGCGGTGGTGAGCTGCGGCGTGATGCCGTCGCCGGTGACGATGTTCGGCGTGACCGTGCCGCGGTAGAGTTGCTTGCCCGTGCCCGAGACTGCCGTGCCGACCATGCCGTAGGTCGCGGTGCCTGCGCCGCCGGTGCCCGCCGGGAAGGCGATGGTCGCCACCGGGCTCACGGAATTGGTCGTCACCGTCCAGCCGCCGGTCGTCCGCGCGACCGCCACGCGCGCGTAGCTCGTGTACGTGATCTCGCTCGTGGTCTGCGTTCCGGCCGCCGCGGGATCGGCCGTGTGCAGGCTCGCGTAGAGGTTCGTGAGCGGCGCGCTCGCCGCGTTGTCGGCGATGTTGGCGATCGCGGTCGCGTTGAAGATTAACTTCAGCATGTCGTTGCTGAAAGTCGTGCCCTTGGCGGCCATGTAGAAGGGGCCGACGAGGTACAGCCAGGCCGCGAGGATCCAGTTCAGCATAAGGTTCTCCTTTTCTCCTTTGCGGTCATCGCCGCCATCCGGTTGCGAAATTGGAGCCGCGCTTCGGCGCCGGCTGGCGCCGCGGGGCGGCACTTGGCTGCTGTTCCTCGCTGATCACCGCTGGCTCCTGGTCGGTTTGCGCGTTCTCGTGCGCAACCACGCCGACCCGATCCGTCGCCGGTCCCGGTGCGCTGAAGAGGTCCTTCTGCTCCGGGTTGATCGTCTGCCGCAGCTGCTGCCAGTTGACTCGCTGCAGGCCGGCGTAGATCGCCGCGGCGTAGCAGAGGATCTTCAGGTCGAGCGCCTCGTTGCGCTCCCGGGTCTTCACCCACTCGCGCTTCTCCAGGCCGCGCACGCGCCGGCGGATCAGCTTCTCGGAGGTGAGCTGGTCGAAGTACTCGTCGGGCAGGCCGCGGGGGAAGTGCTGGTAGCCGGGCCCCGGCGCCTCCAGGTCCAGACGTCTGTACAGCCGCTCCTTCGAGGTGTCGGTGCCGACGTGCCACAACTGCACGCCACGCTTGAGCTTCTGGCCGCGGTGGTTCACGTCCTGCCAGCTCGGGCGCCCCAGCACCGGCTTGCCGGCCTGGCCATCGTCGCCCTTGGTCGCCAGCACGTGCCGGTGCGCGTAGTGCCGGCAGAAGTCGTAGACGTCCTGCGTCGCGTAGCCGGAGTCCACCGCCATCGCCAGCATGCGCAGCGTCTGGCCACCGGCGTGCGGGAAAGCCTTGTTGCGGTACTCGGCCAGCTGCTCCCATACCGACCCGATCCCGTGCTTGGCCGGGTCGCCGTGGATCACCTGGAAGTCGACCAGCCAGCACTCCTCGCCTTCGCCGAAGGCGTCGACCTCGACCTCGAGGCGATCGCTCTGCACGTCCACGCCGCCGGCGAGGAGCAGGCCGCTGACAGGCACCGCGCCGAGCGCGTAGGCCTCGCAGCGCTGCTTGATGAGGTTGACCTTGGGCTGCTCGCCCGGCACCTCGTAGGCCTCGCCGAGCACGGTGTTGTAGAACACCTGCTCGAGCGACTCGCCCGACTCCTCGTCGTAGCCGCCCTTCTTCGACTCGAGGTACTGCTTCACCCCCTTCGCCCAGGAGAACCACCCGAGCGGCGAGTACAGCGCCGACACGTGCCAGCTGAGCCCGCGCGTGTAGCGCGGCCGGAAGCGCTTCAGCTCGCCGCGCACCATCGCCCACAGCGCGTGCGGATCCGGATCGTCGTCCGCCAGCACCTGCCCGGGCCCCGGCGCCTGGTGGATGTGACGCGCCAGCCCGGCGGGCCACTCCTCCATCATCGCGGTCTTGTGGTGCTCGTCGATCTCCTGGCCGCAGGCCTCGCACTCGTACCAGGCGCGCTCCACCTCGTCGGTGCCGAGCTCGCGCGTGGTCTCCGCGGAGATCGCCACGCTCGCCTTGCAGTGCATGCAGGCATGCACGCCGGTCGCGTCGAGGTCGATCTCCGAGATCCCGCCGCACCCCCCGCACACCAGCTCGCGCCGGCGCACCATGGCCCAGCGCATCTGCGCCCAGCGCAGGTGCTGCAGGTGCCGACAGTGCGGGCAGGGCACGTGGTAGCGCGCCTGGCTGCCCGCCTCGAAGCGCCGCGCGATGCGCGACTTGCCCTTGATCTTCGGCGTCGAGCACTTGAAGCGCTTCGCGCGCGAGAACTGATCCGTGCGCTTGTCCGCGACCGCGCAGGGATCGCCCTCGCCGTCGACGTCGTCCGGGTAGGCGTCGATCTCGTCCTGCAGCACCACGCGCATCGGCATGGAGCGCAGGCCGGGCCCGCTGTTCGCGCCGGCCACCACCAGGAGGCCGCCGGGGAAGTCCTTCATCAGCACCGTGTTCGAGGAGCTGCGCGATTTCGCCTCCGAGAACTTCGTCTGCAGCGCCGGCGTCTCGTCGATCATCGGCTGCAGCCGCTGCCGCGAGACGCGCTTGCCGGTCTCGGTCGTCGGCATCACCAGCATCACCGGGCACGGCACCTGGTCGGCCAGGTAGCCGATCGCGTTGTAGATCGCCTCCGAGCCGCCGATCTGCGTGCCCTTGGCGAAGTCGCCGTCGGTGCACGGGTGCGACGGCGTCATCGCGTCCATCATCTCGCGCAGGTACGGCGTGCGAGAGGTCTGCCACTGGCCGAACTCGGCCGAGGCTTTCGACGACAGTCGGCGGTGGCGGTCCGCCCATTGCGAGACGGTCAGCTCGGGCTCGGGCGCCAGCGCGCGCCCGGCGATCTCACGGCACAGTTGCCTCGCGTTCGCGATCCACGCCGGCGTCGTCAGCCAGGCCGGCAGTAGGAGCAAGGAGTTGACGGGAGAATTCATCGAAGAGGTTCCGGATCTCGTCGGAGAGCACGCGCTGGACCCGGGTCGGATCCGTCTCGCCGGCGAGCACCTGAGACTTGCGGTCCGGGATGCGCAGCGCGGCGTTCTTCAGCTGCGCGAAGATCTCCGTGAACTCCTTCCGCACGACCGCCCGCGGCAGCAGCTCGCCGATCTTCTCGAGCTTCTCGAGCTCGAGCAACTCGCCGCGCAGCGTGGATTCCTTCACCCGGGCCGCGAGGAAGTCGCCCTGGTTGTCCGCGGCGGCGGTCTTCTCGACCGGCTTGTCGATCGCGCCCTGAGCGCCAGCTTCGCCGCCGGCTGCAGCCGGCGGCGTCGGCCCCTGGCCCGGGAACTTGCCGTTGCGGGCTGCCTCGAGCGCATCCGTGTTCTGCGCCCACTGCTGATCGGCTGCGTGCTTCTCGATCGCGATCACGCGCTGACGTTCATCGCGCCGAATGACGCTGACCCGACCGGACTTGATCGCCTTCTGCACCGCCGACAGCGCGACGCCGCGATGTTTGGCGTAGGCGCGAAGACTGATCCACTCTTCCATCGACCACCTCGGAAGTCACTCGACCACCCCGGAGCGACCACCCCCGAGGTCGCCAGCCGCTAGATGAAAATCGCGGGTTTCCACCCCGCAGGTGAACACGCCGGGAAGGACCCGCGACTATCGACGACGCGCTCGAATAAAAAACCGCGCGAGAACTCCGCGCGGCGAAACACCTTGCCCCACGTAAGGAGGAGACCATGGCAAGGAGACAAGAAACGGGGTATTGAGGGCGAGCGAGGGCGCTCGGATCCGGGAAGGCGCGGTTGGTGGTTTTCTTATGACCCGCCCGGCACTGCAGCTGGTGCGTTTAAACACAGCCAGGACGACACACTCAGGCGCGACTTATACCAGCCCGCAGCTGAGACTGCAAGCACCGTCGCTCGACGTGGTCCAGGCGATCGAGGCCTGCAGCCAGCCAACTGAAGCGCCGCTCCCAGTGCTTCTCGTACACGCGCACGTCCACGCCCAGGGCCATCGCACGCTCGGCGCTGTCGGCGATGCGCAGGCCCGTGCCCTTGCACCTCGAGCACTGCTCGGTCTTGCGTTGCCGCACCCGTGAGAAGGTGCGCCATCCACCGCCCCCGCACATGCGGCAGTCGCTTCGCACCTTGAGGCCGATCATGGTGGGAGATCGCGGCGTGTAGCGCGGCACCTCGTTCAGCCACCCACGCCCGGCGCACCGCACGCACCGGATCCTGCGCTCCACGATCTCGCCACGATCCAGGCCCACCAGCTGCCGGCCGTGGCACTCGGTGCATGTTGCGAACAGCCACTCGTCCAGGCACTGTCGCACAAACCGGCTCACCAGATCGGCGCGCCCGGGCCGCATCTTCCACCGGCGGAACGCGCGCTGATGCCGCACCCAGCGCTCGAGCATGAGCACCACCCTGGACGCCACGCTCGCATCGCCCCCGAGCTTGAGGCGCACGAGCTGGCTGCCGAGCTCGGTGCGCACATCGATCTCGGCGACGTCGCGCTTCTCGTGTTCCTCGGCGTTCGGGTTCGTCTGCGCATAAGCGAGCGCGCCGATCAGGTCAGGATCGCCGCCCACGCTGAGCGCGATGCCGGCGCGCTCGAGTACGTCTGGCTTGAGGGTGCTCATCGGCGCGCCCTCGGCTTATCCACAGCCCTCGCCACCCTCGCCGCACCCTCGCCACCGTAACCTTCTGATTTCTTTTCCTCTGGCGAGGATGGAGACAGTGGAGAGGGACGTGCGCGCGCGTACGTGTGCGCATACGCGCGCCTGCCTGTCTGCACACGCACGCAGGCGGGCGCACACGCACGCACGTACGCGCGACCCCTTGACCCTCGCCACCCT